GCGCCCACGGCGACTTCTCCCACTTTTCCACAGCTTCTGGCGTGACTTCGGAAACCGAGGTCACATCAGTGAGCGTGAGCGAAGGAACTTTCGGCCCAATCTTGCAGGACGAACTTGGGCCATTCGCGGCGAGACCGAGAAAGCCCTTCACATCGGTTGACCAATAGATGCAATTCCGAGCGTTTGTAATCTTGAGCGTTTTGTCCTTCACGGTATCTGCGGTATAACCAAAAAACACGCCGCGATGAACCGTTGTTACCAGCACTGCTATTTGCTTCTCTTTTGGCATTTGTTTGCCTCCATGCGCGTACTCTATCACGTTAGAATCTCTTGTCAAGGGGAAAATTCAACTATTTTCGGCGAGGCTGTGCATTTCCTCTTTCTTTCGCCTTGCGAGGGCTGCATTCATAGCGCTGGAAGCCGCCTTTTTAGCGGATTTCTTGCTGCCGATGCGCGAGAGGTGACAGATTAGACACCCGATTCTGTGTTTGACGTGACCGCAACTTCTGGTTGACTTTCTCATACGGCCATTATATAACACCTTAGATGAAGCAAAAGCAACCGAAATTAACAGTATCCCAGCAGTTGCTTCTAAAGCACTTGCGGGAATTGGGCGCTTGGCACGATTACCGGGTGGAGTTTCGATTCGCTGAGGATAGGCTGTTTCGCTTCGATATAGCGGACGTGACTTGCAAAATAGGCTACGAGTGCGATGGCGGCCAATTCAGAGGCGGTCACATGAGAGGAATGGCTTTGGAGCGGCAATATGAGAAGGATCGGCTGGCACAGATGCTCGGCTGGAGAGTAATGCGCTTCACCAATCGGCAAATACTGACGGGAGCCGCGAAGGAATGGATGCGTACCTGGCTGGCGGGTGTATCTAGCTAAGGGGGCGGGAAATGGGCGGGAATTATTGGCATGGTGGGCCGCGAGGTTTGAAGGGCTGGATTCTGCCTTCTAGCGAAACAGGTGCACATACTACGGCTGATTATGGGGCTGAAAAGGTTTGCCGTAGAGATTGCGTGTATGTGACCAATAATCGTGTGGCCGCTGAAATGTTTGGAAGTATGGCTCCAGCAGCCAAAGTTAGCATTTATCTCGTGCAGCCTTATGGTAATCGAGCCAGACCCGGATTGCAGCGAAAGGGGATTGAGCTTCCAATGCGAGAAAGCGCTAATCATCCAAGAATTTCCAATCCGGCCAGCACATCGAAGGGAAATGATGCGCGTACTGATTGGCCAAGCAGAAACCCCTTGAAAAGGGCTAGTAAGGGTTTGCTGATTTTGCTGGATTCTCGCTTGACAATCTGTGCACGCTTGTATACGTTTGTACTCATATGGCCATGCAAGGTTACACCAAACTCTTCAATTCCATTTTAGCTTCGACTATCTGGTCGGAGCCTGACCACACGCGAATCATCTGGATTACGATGCTAGCGATGGCCGATAAAGACGGCTTAGTATCTGCCTCTGTTCCGGGCCTTGCGACTCTTGCCCGAACTAGTGTTGAGAAGTGCGAAGAGGCTCTTGTCACATTGTCATCCCCTGACCGCTACTCGAGGACTCGAGAGTTTGAGGGTCGCCGCATCAAGGAAGTCGAAGGCGGCTGGCAGCTCCTCAACTATGACAAGTACAGGCGGAAGCTCTCAGCAGAGGAACGGCGAGAGTATTTAGCCGCAAAGCAGCGCGAATACCGGGCCAGAGACAAGAAGCTGTCAACAAACGTAGACAATGTATCGGACACGGATACACGGTTGACACAAGCAGACTCAGACTCAAAAGCAGATACAGAAGCAAGAAAAACCTTTCCCCAACGAAAAGCGTTGGGGTCGCATGAGTTCCACGCATTTTGGGCTGAGTATCCTCGCAAGGTTGCAAAGTTAGAGGCGGTGAAGGCTTGGATGAAGGGGGTGTGTGATGGAAGCCTCGGAGAGATATTGGCCGGACTGGAAGCATGGAAGCGCACCAATCAATGGGCTGATTTGGAAGCAATCCCATACCCGGCAACGTGGATTACAGGCCAGCGGTGGAAAGAAACACCTGAAAGGGGACGTAGCAAGAATGAGCAAAAAAGCGAACGAACCAAACAAGCGATTGAACGAGTGCGTGCTGAGCTGGGTGGGTAAGTTGGCCAGTCATTTCGGCGTGGGGCTGGAAGAGGACCAGGTTAAGATTTTCACTCACGCTTTGCGGAACAACACAACGTATCAGGTGGATATTGCGTTTGATCGCTGCCTGAACGAATGCCAGTTCATGCCGAGGCTGGCCGATGTTCACCAGCGGATGCCTGAGATGCGTTGGCCTCCTGAGAATCCCGGAGCCTTCGTATTGAACGGCCGGCCGATTCTTGATTTAGTGCGCGAAGTAGCGCGAGAGATTGAGCCGAATTATGACAAGCTGGACGTAGACACACCCCAAGGCCAAGATGATATTTTCCATACATGCTTCCGAGCAAATCGGTTGAGATATGAACGCATGGGCATCGATTGCAGCAAATGGGACAAACAACCAGCAAGGCGGGCAGGGTAAAACGGAGGGTGTGGCCACGATGAATCAGCGATAGCGCGGCCTTGGGGAACTTGGTGCGAGCAATGCCAGAAGCTCATCGGAGCCTGCACCAGCCAGCAAGACGCATTGGACGTAGGTAGCAACCATACTCGCTGGCAAGCCCTCAAGGCCCAGTTTCAGGCATAAATACTTGTAAAAGCGCGTTTATTGGCGTAGAGTACTCGCATTTATGGGTAGACCAGCGGGAAGTAAGAATAAAAGCACGATTGATGTGCGAGACTTCGTTGACACGTTAGATCGGCGAGTCAATCTCCTTGATAAGCTCGAAACCCTGCTCAAGTGCGAATCAGAGAAAGTGCAAGCGCAGGTTGTGCTGCGGCTCCTTGAATATCGCTATGGCAAGCCCAAAGAATCCATTGAGCTGTCAGGCCATGTGACATATACAGAGGCTTTGGCTAAAATGCGAGCCAAGCGTGGATAGCACAACTCTTGAACTCATTGAGGAAATAGCCTCTTATGCGTATGATCCGCTAGGGCTAGTCAAAGCAATTTTCCCTTGGGGTGAAGGCGAGTTGGCTAGTAGCAAAGGGCCTCGGGCTTGGCAAGCGGAAGAACTAGCAGCGATAGGCGAGCACATCAGGAATCCAGAGACTCGCCACATGCCCTATCAGTCGGCAGTGGCCTCGGGGCATGACATTGGCAAATCGGCGCTGGTAGCGATGATTCTTAAGTGGGCGCTAAGCTGTTGGCCTGGGGCGCGTTGCATTATCACGGCTAATACCGGCAATCAGCTAAGCTCGAAGACTCAGCCAGAGGTGAGCAAATGGTTCAGGTTGGCTTATGACAAAGATTTCTGGGAAGTTCAAGCCACGCGTATTTCCGTCAAAGACGCTGAGTATCGAGCGACTTATCGGGCTGATTTTGAGACATGGAGTGAATACAATACCGAAGCATTCGCCGGCCTACACAACGCTGGCAAGCTCATCCTCGTTATCTTTGATGAGGCGAGTGCCATTAACCGGCCAATCTGGGAAGTCACGAAAGGAGCGCTAACCGATGAAAACACCGTCATCCTCTGGCTGGTATTCGGCAATCCCACTCTTAATGAGGGACCTTTCTTTGAGTGCTTCGGAAGCCAAGGTCACCGCTGGCGGCATCGCCATATTGATTCGCGCACAGTCGAAGGAACCAATAAAGAGCTTTACCGACAATGGGAAACTGATGAAGGTGAAGATTCCGACTTCTTTCGGGTACGTGTCCGTGGGGTGTTTCCGCGACAGGGTGACACTCAGTTCATATCGAGTGAAGTCGTACAGCGTGCTAGGCGCTATAAGGCTGAAGGCTATGAGTATTTGCCAAAGATTTTGGCCTGCGATGTGGCTCGCTTTGGCGATGACCAGACAGTCTTAGGCTATCGGCAAGGGAGGAAGTATGTCCAGCTTGAGAAGTTCCGCAACCGGGATACACAGTTCACAGCCAATCGAGTCATTGAGCAAATTGCCGAATTACGACCGAACGCTACTGTCATTGACGCAGGTGGCATTGGTGGAGGAGTTGTGGATTATTGCAAATCACTCGGCTACGAGATTGTGGGTTTTGATGGCGCTGAATCGGCTTTTGACCCAATCAAGTATTTCAACAGGCGAGCAGAAATCTGGGGCAAGACAAAAGCGTGGCTCGATGGTGGAGCACAAATCCCGGACGAAGAAGAACTAGCCAGCGACCTGACTGGCCCACAATTCCATTATGCTCAGGGCAAACGAGCGCATGGCAGTGTGGTAATTGAGGCAAAAGAGATGATGAAGAAGCGTGGACTTCGCTCTCCTGACCTAGCTGATACGCTTTGTTTGACGTTTGCTGTTGACGTAGCGCCAGTTGAGGATGAAGATAGCCGCAAGGCCAGCGATGTGACGCAAGTTCCGGGTGGTTGGCTTGGCGTTTAGGAGGATTTATGCCCAAGTTCCTTGAAGAAAAGCTGAAGAAGGAATACGGAGCCAATTCCAAGATTCCCTATAAGGTGATGAATTCGATTGGCGCCATGAAGGGCAATCAAGAGACAGCCAAAGGCGCTGCGATGGAGCGTAAGCATGAACGTGCGACGAAGCCAGAAGCCCATGAATCCAGCCACAGGGCTGTAACTCATTCTGTTGGCCATTATATCGAGCGAAGCAGCAAGCCAACGAAATCTCTTCGCAGGGAACGCCACTAATGTGGCAGCCAATGGGTGATGGCGTGCTGATTCGCCGGCTTGAGCCAATCGAGCAAGCGCGAGAAAGCAAAATCATCATCACGGACATGGCCACAGCGGACGCCAAGATGCTGATACGCAAAGGGCTGGTACTGGCAGTTGGCCCTGGCAAGCGGGATGAGGATGGTGAGCGCATTGAGCCAGACGTTCAGCCGGGGGATGTGGTGCTGTTCAATGCTCGCTGGAATGACTTTGCGAACAGGGATTACCAGAACAAACTGCCAGTGGGCATGGAAGCGGATATTCATTTGGTACAGGAAGCGGATATAGCCGGAAGGCTCAATGAAAAATCCTAACATTGAAGCATTGAAGGGCATTCGCGTGGGCGATATTGTCAGCTTCAATGGCAAGCCTGAGAAGTACAAATTAGTGGAAGTCAAAGACACTGATGAGTTTGTTTTCGAGGCAATCAGCGAGAACGAAGCCAATAGAGAATTAAACCTACTCTCAAAGGTAAACCAAGCCTTAAGAGCGCGGTGGAGAAACTAATTGGCCCGCTCCACAGCCCATTACGCTGAAACTGTAGCAACCCGCAAAAAGCGCCCCAAGCGCATTACGGACATCCTTGAAAGCACTCCCGACAACGTAAAAGACTTTTTGGCTCTGGCTCGAGAGCGCTTCAAGATAGCTGTGGATGCCGAGTCAAGCGAGCGCCATAACCGCTTGGATGACCTAAAATTCGCAACAGGCGACCAGTGGCCCCAAGAGACGAAAAGAGTTAGAGATGCTTCTAATCGGCCTTGCCTAACGATTAACCGCTATCCAGCAGTGAAGGGGCAAATCGTCAATGAGCAGCGCAGCCAAAGGCCGTCTATCGTGGTCAAGCCTGTGGGTGGCGGCGCGGATGAGGACGATGCCGAGATGCTCGAGGGTTTGCTGCGGCATATCCAGGTCAATAGCGATGCAGAGATTGCCTACGATACCGGATTTGAGCACATGGTGCTTGGCGGCAAGGGTTATGCCGAGGTCTGCAGAGACTACTTGCCCGGAGAAACTTTCGACCAGGAACTCTACATCAAGCGGGTAAAGAACCCTTTCACGATCTACTGCGACCCAAGTTCGATTGAGCCGGATGAATCGGACGCCAACTGGAAATTCAAGATTTGCGACTATCCGCGAGATGAGTATGTGGCGCTTTACCCAAACAGCGAGTTGGCCTCGGCGGCTGACTTCAGTTCAGTGGGCGACAACTTCCCGCAATGGGGCGACAGCAAGACGATTCGCGTGGCTGAGTACTGGTACAAGGAATGGGTGGAAGATAAGCTCTACCTGATGAAGGATGGCAAGACGTTGCCCAAGAAACTCTATGACTTGCGATATGCTGGGACGCCGGCAGCGGAGCGGCCTAAGCCTGTGGATGAGCGGCCTTGGCGCAAGGCAAAGATATGCTGCGCATTGATTAATGCGGTGGAGATTATCGACAAGGACAAAGATGGACTGTATTCCTATACATTCCCTGGCAAAGTTGGGTTTATTCCGCTTATCCCGCTGATTGGAGAGGATTTTGATGTCAATGGCGAGCGCAAGATTTATGGGATCGTGCGGAACAGCAAGGACAGCCAGCGAGCGATAAACTATTTCAGGTCTTATGCTGCGGAAGTTATCGCTTTGGCTCCTAAGGCTCCATGGGTTGGCTGGAAAGGCCAATTCAAAGACGCGAAGTGGAAAACGGCGAATGTAATCAACTATCCCTTTCTCGAAGCGGATGTGGTGACAACTACCGGCCAGCCGGCGCCATCGCTGCCAGTCAGAAATCAGTTCGAGCCACCTATCCAAGCGATTCAGTTAATGTCGCAGTCCGTGGATGCTGATTTCAAGGCTACTACTGGCATTTATGAGCCATCGCTCGGGCAAACCAAAAGCGACCAATCCGGCAAAGCCATTGAGCGGCTACAAGGCCAGAGCGTTCTTACGAATCTCAACTGGACCGACAATCTAAGCAGGTTCTTGCGAGCTGTAGGGCGTGTATTGCTTGATGCAGCGCCATTTGTCTATGATGCGCCGCGAATCCAGCGAATCATCAATCCTGATGGTTCAGTGAATCAGGTGATTTTGCATTCCGGGCGTGGGAATGCAGCTGATGCTATGAAAACGCCGGAGATACAGGATGTTTATGATTTATCTCAAGGCGTTTATGATGTGGTTGTGGATGTCGGGCCGAGCTATAAGACGAAGCGCGAAGAAGCCTTCAATCTCCAACTCCAGCTAGCCGAAGCAGACAAGAGCGGCACGATTATGAAGGTAGCTTCGGACATCATCGTAGCCAATAGTGATATGCCCGGGAGCCGGGAGATTTCTGAGCGGTTGCAGCGAACGATTCCGCCTAATATCCTAGCTGGCGATCAGGTATCTGACCCGAAAGTTGCATTGGCTCAAGCATCGGCTACGATTAGCCAGCTAGAGCAGCAGAATCAGCACTTAATGCAGCAAAACAGCGAAATGATTCAAACTATCAAGGAAGAGAAGGTGCAGGCCAGCAAAGACATTGAGATTGCGAATATCAGGGCAGCGGCGCAGGTAGAAGCGGCAGGCTTGGCGGCAAAGATTGACTTGGCACGATTGGAATTCGAGAAGTTCCAGCATATGAGCGGAATGGCACATGAGCAAGCTCAGGCAGCGACCGAGCAGGAGCACGAAAAGGATTTGGCGGAATCGGCACAAGAAGCAGCGAAGGATCAAGCAGCCCAAGCGGCGCAAAGTGGAGGAACGAATGGGAATAGCAGTTCAGCAGCCAGCCAATAAAGACGAAAAGCCCGTAGTGCCAGCAGTAGTGGAAGTTCCGCCTTCGCCAAACGCGGATACGGACAAGCGCGTCAGCGAAGTTCTGAATGAGAAGAAGAAGAAAAAGCATCCGGTCGAAGCTCGCATTGCCGAGCTGACCAAGAAGAATGCAGCCATTGAAGAGAAGGCAGCTAAGGACAAGGCCGATCTTGAAGCTAAGCTAGCCGAGCAGAACGAGAAGAACATCAAGGCGGAATTAGATCGCCGAACAGCAGAAGCCGCGGCCAGCGAAAAGCGGCCAACCAAGGAAGACTATCCCAATGAAGTAGAATTCTCGCAAAAGATGGCGGAATGGGTACTCAGGCAGCAAGAGAAGATTACGCCCAAAGTCGCACCTGTCGTTCCACCGCCCGAGCCAGTCAATCAGCCCTATCGCAAGGAAGAGTTCGATGGCTTCCTCGAGAATGGAAAGAAGTTCATGACTAGCCACCCAGACTTCAACGAAACCTTGCAGAAGGCCAGTGAGCGGGGCTTGAACCTCGACAATCAGGCTATGGTGGCGATCATCAAGCTTAAAGCGCCCGAAATAGCCTATTACCTAGCCAAGCCGGAAAATGAGGATGTAGCGCGTAAGTTTATGCAACTGGATGGCTTTACACAAGCCGTGGAAGTGGGCAGAATAGCTGAACGTCTAGCGGTGAATCCCAATGATTTTGTATCGAGTGCTGGGAGTCCTGGCAGGCGGCTAACCGGCGATGCGCGAACAAGCGTCAATCCTGACCAGATGGATGTGGATACCTATTTGCGCCAGCGGCGAGCGGACATCAAGGCTGGATTGCGGCGGCGCTAGATGGAAAAGCTAGAAAAAGCCGTTGTACTCTATATGGGCGATGAGGTTTTGGGTTCGCATGTTGGCGCGCATTGCGGCGATTGCTGGAAGTTCGTAGGCTCGGAATCCGGCACAGGCAAGTGTATCGAAGTGGAAGGCCCAATCAATCCAGCGCATGGTGTCTGCGGCTTGTACGTTAATGGAAGGGTATTTGATGGCGTCAAGCCTAAGTTGCCAGAGCCAGTCCACCAAATCAGCAAGGAAATAGCTGGATACGTCGAGGAAGGCCCTACGCATTGCGGCAACTGCGATGAGAAGCTAGGTGGCGATGCTTTGACCAGCGAATGCAAAAAGGTGGCTGGCACGATTGAGTTTTTTGGCTGTTGTAACCGCTGGGAGCCTCGCGTGGATACGGACGAATACCTCATAAAGTCCGGCAAAATCAAGAAACGGTGAGTTTCAAGTTTTTAACCCATTCACTAAATGCTTCTGCCTGTTTCAAATATCGACCTTGGAAAAAATCTTTTACGCCAATCTCTATCACAGTTTTATCTATTGGCGCTGGAAACAAAAGGTAAATTGAGTAATGCGTATGTGGAACTTCATGTAATATAAAGACATAGATGTCACAATCGTTTTTTATCACTCCATGCCGGTGGATATTGAAGCTCCAACCATAACCAGTGGAACTGACCTCACGTAATGCCGCGGTTTTTATTTCGATGCGACAGTCTTTTACCTGCAAATCATAGGAGCAATTGTAGGGCATAGTCGAAACTGGGATTTTATGATAACGAAGATATTGCGCCAATTGCAGTTGACCATTATTGCCACGGTCTTGATTTTTACCCATACGGGAATTCTACTCCAAAAGAAAAGATTTTACTACAAGATTGACAAGCCACGATTTGGTTGTATTTTAGACACAGGTTACTTGCGCCGTGGTGGGAAACCGCCGTAAGCAAGTCGAATCGTCCAAGCGTCATCTGGCGCGCATTAAACGAAGAAACACCCGCCTTCGAAGGTGGAATCCTTAGAAAAGGAGTCCGCCTTTGGCTAATCAGCTCTTGACGATCGGAATGGTCACGATGGAAGGCTTGCCGGTCCTTGAAAACCAGCTAAAATTCACCAAGCATGTACGCAGGGACTACGACCGCGATTTTGGCGATGAGGGCGCTCAGATTGGCGATACTCTCGCTATCCGCAAGCCTCCCCGGTTTGTGGGCCGCTCCGGCCAAGGTTTCAACGCAGAAGATGCGACCGAAACCAGCGTTCAGCTGACTCTCACCACTCAGTTTGGCGTAGATACGTTCTTCACCTCCAAGGATTTTGCCCTCAACATCGAAAACTTCACGGAACGCTTTCTTGACCCCGCAATGGCGCGTATCGCCAACAAGATTGACTCCGATGGGCTTTTGCAATATGCCAACGTAGCCAATTTCGTAGGTGTGCCGGGGACTGTGCCCAACGCTTTGCTGACTTACCTGCAAGCAATGCAGAAGCTGAATGATAATGCGGCTGCTTTGGAGCCTCGGGCCATCATCATTTCACAGGCAATGGAACCGCAGATCGTGGATGCCTTGAAGGGTTTGCTCGAGCCTGGAGCCTCGATTTCGGAGCAGTATGAATCCGGCTATATGCGACAGGCGATTGGCGCGGTTTGGGAAATGGACCAGAACGTAGCCAACAACACGGTGGGGGCGCTGAACGGCGCAACGACTGTAACCATCAATGCTGGCGGCCAGTCGGGCGCTTCGCTTGTGTGCAATAACGCAGGTTCCGTGACAGCCCTTTTCAAGAAGGGCAATTGCTTCACGATTGGTTCAGGTTCTACGGGCGTGTATGCCGTCAACCCACAGGAAAAGACACAGATTAACTCGCTACAGTCTTTCACTGTGACCGCCGATGTAACGAGTTCTGGTGGCGCGGCGACTGTGCCTATCTTCCCGGCTATCGTGCTCAGCGGACCTTTCCAGAACGTCAACGCGGCTCCGCAGGCTGGCGCAACCATCAACATCGCCGGCGCGGCTGCAACCGTATCCCCGCAGGGCTTGTGTTTCCACAAAGGCAGCTTTGCTTTGGGGACCGCCGATTTGCCGATTATCCGGTCAGCCGAAATGTGCGAGCGGAAAGCCAGCGACCAGCTAGGCCTTTCGATTCGCTACCTCAAGGCTTATGACTACAACCAGGACCGTTTGCCTGGCCGCTTTGATGTGCTGTATGGCTGGGTCACTCTCTATGGAGAGACGGCCTGCAGGATTATGAGCTAAGGAGAAAACATGGCCGTCAACGTAACGACACTTTCGGCTGCTGTAGCATTGACCGATACCGTGGTGAACGTCACCAGCGCGACTGGCATCACGGCCCCCAACTATCAGGTTGGCGACCCTACCAAAGGTATTTCTGGCGGGGTTGTTTATCTATTCGTTGACCAGGAACTGATGAAAGTGACTGGCGTAAATGGCACAGTCATTAGCGTAGTCCGCGGCGAGCTTGGCTCAACGGCAAGCGCTCATAATAACGCGGCTGTGGTGATGGCTGGCCTGCCGGTAGACTTCCCGGGCTGGAATCCTGCTGTGGCGAGTGCTGTTCCGCAATATCCGGTCAAATATCAGGGATTTGCCGGAGTTGTGGCCTCGGCTGCGGCAATTACCGCTCCAAGCGCTTTCTTCCATGTCAGCGGCACGACTGGCATCACCACGATGGCTCCCCCGGCCGGATACGAGCAGGGCGGGGAAATCAACATCGTTTTTGATGGCGCTGGTTCTTGGGCGACAGGTGGAGCGCAATCAGGAGCTACTGGGGCTCCGGGTACGTTCTACCCGTTCAATGCCTCGAGTACGGCGGTTCAGACTGGCACGCTAGCCTCCTTCATTCTCGACATCAACGCGGCAAAATGGATTCCGTCCCGCCTGTAAAGGAGATAAACTATGGCACTTACCCATCGCGGGGCGTTTGACGAAAGCGCCGCAGGCGATATTCTCATTACGCTAGGGTCAACGGTATCAGCGCTGGCTACGGCTGGGCCAATCGTTTTCCCGGCCAATGCTATCACTGGTACGGACGATGTTTTCCTGCTCACTACTGCCGCGACTCCGGGAACGATGACCACGCGCACGGCATCACAGATGTACGCTGACATTCAATCCCTTCTGGGGATTCAGAATATCAACGGATTCTCGTTCACCTTACGAATCACAAATACAGTAATCACCAACACCCTCACTTTGGCGGCAGGAACCGGGGTAACATTCGTTGCTCCTGGGACCTACACAGTTGGCCCTACCGCTTTCCGTGATTTCGTGGTAACTGTTGTGAATAGTGCCGCCATCAATATCCAGACCACCGGCACTGGAACTTGGAGCTAACGCATGACACAGATTCTTTCTCGCCCGAGAGACGAGCAGGTAATGTATGTCGTTGAGACAGATTCGATGGGGCGCACTCCCGAGCAAATCGAAGCGATGGAGAAGAACGAACTTCGCCCACATCGGCTCAGCAAGCGCGATAAGGCCTATGCCGAGCGTGTCAGCAAGGAATGTGCCAGCTATCCAAAGGTGATGTACCGGCTAGCACTCAAAAAGGGCACTCCGGCCGGCGATGAAGTGGCGCCCAGCTATCCCATGCCCCATGACTTGGCTCAATCTCTGGGCATCACAGATCGCAATTTCAAAATCATGGGCAAGACACGCGACAGTGGCGGATACGTCCTTGTGCGGCATCCCTACATCACTAAGAGCGTGGCAATCTTCATCAACGACGACCCGAATGGCGCGATTGATTACAAAGCCAGTGCGGAACTCGAAAAGAAGCTAAAAGCCGATGGCTGGGTGAATAACCCCAACGAAATCCAGGGCCTGCCCGAGCATAAGGCCGAAGAGGATTACGACCCTATTCCGCAGGTAAAAAAGGAAGCAGCCCAGCCGAGGGCCTAATCCATGAAGGCGATTGACCTCATCAGCAGCTCAGCGCGGCTGGCGGGGATACTTGCCTCCGGCGAAAATCTTCAAGGCAACGAGCCAAACGACGGCTTGCTCATCCTTCAGCAAATGCTAGACGAATGGCAAGCGGACGGCCTGAAGATATTCCAGGAACTCATCAGCACGTTTCCGCTAACTCTCGGGCAGCAAACCTACACACTTGGACCTGGAGGAAATTTCAATATCCCGCGTCCAGCCAAGATTCAACGCGCTGGAATGCTGCTCACTGGCTCAAATCCCATTCAACCGCCCGAAATTCCCATTTCAGTGCTTGATTACGAAGGATGGGCCAACATCCGGGTAAAGAACATTCAAGGCAACTACCCGCTGAACGTCTACCCGGATTATGCCTATCCATTGATGACGCTGTATTTCTACCAGATTCCTGGGCTGGCTTGTTCCGTGGTTCTCTATAGCTGGCAGCCGCTAGTTACTTGGCCCGACCTTGACACAACGGATGTGACCTTTCCGCCAGCCTACATGAAGGCCATTCGCTATAACCTAGCCGTAAATCTCATGCCGGAATTCGATATGCCGGTTACGTCCACAAGTCAATTAGTCGTATCACAGGCCGAAAACTCCCTGCGGATGCTCAAGGAAATCAACCTGCCAGCGCCGATTATGACCTGCGATAGCGGATTGACTGGCCGGCAGGGCTATTATGACTGGTACAGCGATACCTACGTTGACAGGAGATAGGCCATTTCCAGAATTGATTTTTGCGGAGGTTCTTACACATCCTCGGCTATCACAGCCGATGCCCAGATGTGTAAAAACCTGTTCCCAGAGGTAGTAGA